AGTTCTCTAAATTATAGTTTGGATATTCTTTTAAGAAGTTTTCTTTTATTGGTATTAAATCAACTACCTTTGTTAATTCAGTTTCACCCATCACGACTAAAAAGGGACCACAATCAGACACCTCAATCACAGTTTTATGGTCAAAATAACCTAATACGTAATCTGCGAACAAATTAACAAAACCTTTTTTTGAATTTAAATCTATGTATTTCATAATCATTTTTAATAATTAATAAGGAAATAAAATAATACTCTAAATACTATTTGACATTTAATGTCTGATATTTTATAATTCTCTAAAATTTAATTATATGACAATAGCGGTTGAAGTGGAAGATGTTCTTTGGGGTATGACATCTTTTGAGAAAAAAGAAATGTTTGAAGAACTATTATCAGAACTTGACATCAATTGGATTATGGAATGTTTGAAGGATGCTAATATAAGTTCAAAACTTTCAAAATCGGTTGATAAGAACTCTGAAGAAGAATTTAATAAAAAAATCCTTTCGTTGATAAATAACAGTTTTAAATTAACTCAAGAAGAAGAAGATTTGATATCTAAAATATCTGACAGGATTAATCCTTAAAAATCCAAATATTCAAAAATAGATTCATTGATTAATTTATCTAGATTTTTTTGATTAGGATAATCATCAATTCTTAATTCCAAACAGGTAACATCATCTGAATAATTTTCAGTGTCCTCAACTAAACTAAAGTAATTATTAAAATCATATATCGTTGAATTGAAACCGATATGTGATTTTAAAAAATGTGATAAAATTCTAATAAAATTATCTGTAATATCTACTTTGTATGTAGTGTAATTTTTCCCCTTTGGATGACGATTACTCCATACACCCTTACCGATTCCGACAGATTCTAATTTTTTGTTAACCTCTTCAGCCCACTCTTCTGTTAATGCTTGATTGTAAGCATTTAAATGACACTGAATTAAAGAATTATGAAAGTCTTCAGTCAAAAGTTCTTGGTATATAAAAGTGAATGTATTTTCATCCTTAAACATTCTACCAATAATTTCTTTATCAACCCTTAATACCTTATCATCTCCAAATGATTCTGCTAATTCAGGGATTATAGTTTCGTAGATATCGTCAGAATATTCACTTAAAACTATTTCTTTTAAATTTTCTGCAACATATATACAAAATAATCTGAAATTTTCATTAGTTAAAACCCCAATGACATCCCTATAAACATCCTCAGTTGTATCGTCGTAAGGGTTGTAAGTATCATCACTTAATATTCCGTATGCTAAATCATAAGACGAAACCATTCTAGAGTATTCATTACTACAGAATAATCCGCTTAATTCACTAAGACCTTCTAAAACTAAAAAAATTCTACCGTTATCGTATACAATATCTCTATAAAGTTGTCTACACGCCTGCTCAATAAATTTCTCTCTTAATTCTGGTTTTCTAAAACAATACCAGTCAAAAGAATTTTGAGTGTAAACATCATTAAAATCAAAACCTGCTGAAGGGTCAATCAACGCTAACAAACCTCTACTCTCAACTATTTTTAAAAATCTTCGGACACGTTCCCATTCTTCATCATCACTTGAACCAAAGGCTGAAAGAAAATCTAAATCATCGCCCTTATTAAATCTATCAATTAAATTTTTTAATGCCATAAATTTATTTTAGTTAAACTCACAAATACCAAAATACTCAATATTAATCTTTCCTAATATACCTGACAAGACACTACTAAATAAAGAACCCTCCTCACCATATTTACCCCTTAGATGATTTTGCACCTCTAATACAATTTCAGACGCCAATGGGGTTCCGTCGGGAACTAAAGCACCAATTAATTTTATTATCCCTTGGAACAATGGAGCATTAAATGAGTTATAAAGGATTTTTATTGCCTCATTGACCGTACCAACTTTTAAATCTGTTTTCAGATTTACAAAAAAGTCGTCTATAACTCCAAAAATTGGTGTTAGTTTTGATTTAAGATATGGGTCTAACTTAGATTTATTCTCACCACAATATTGGGTTGTCCATTCCTTATAATCGCTCATATGATTTGCCGGAAAAACACTAACAAGTAATTTAACTATGTTTTGTATTTGGTCTCTATATTTCCAAATTATCCCTATACCACCCCTTTTATCCGTACCTCTAGTTGGGGTTTGTTTTGTTGTTCCTGAAGTTGTTTGTTCATACAGACCCAATATCCTTTTTTTTTCCTCTTCCGTTATAATAAATTTTTTCATAAATCATGTTTTGATAATAAATATAACAAAAAAGGGGATTTTGTCCCCTTTAATTTCTTTAACCCCTCAATGTTTAATTACTTTTTGTAATACTTCTCAACTGTTTTTCTAACCGCCTCTTGAATCGCACTGTTTTTTGGCGTAGTCGTAGTTGGTGGTTGTTGAACCGGTTGAGGTTGTGGTTGAGGTTGGTTGTTTTTACATCCGCATCCCATAGCAATAAATTTTTTATAGTTTATTTATTGATAAATATTTATGATTATGGTTTCATAGTAAATAATATCGGATATTTATAAATAACATTATGGAAAAAATAACATTAAAAAAACAAGATATAACAAAACTCATACAAGTTATTAAAGAACAAGACGAAACATCAGAAACTTCTGACGTTATTGAAGTCACACCTGATGAACTTTATAAATTGTTTCCGGCCATTGATTATAACTTAAACGCACTATCAAAGTTAAGAAAATACAGAGATAAAAAAATTGTGGTTAATGGTAAATTGAGTTTGAGGGATTCGAAAATCAAATCTTTAGGTCCAATTATTAGAATTAATGGAGATTTGGATATTGTTGATAGTGGTATTGCTTCACTAGAAGGAATAACAGTAACGGGTAGAATTTCTGATTGGGGTAGCGAGATGTCAAAAATTAGAGAAAGAAGAAGAGTTGCCGGTGAATTAGCAATGGGTCAATCAAGAAGAGAAGATAATGAATGGTCTTTGGAAAATGCGGATGAAGAAGGATTATGCGCTATTGCAGTTTTTCAATACCTTCAAGAAGAAGAACCGAATGAAGTTCAAACAGATGAAGATATTGATAATTTAAGACAATTAAAAGAGCGTAGAGGAAACATATATTATGACCAAGAACAAGGTAATGATTCAGAAGAATTACAAGATGAGTTAGATTCTATTGATGCGGAAATAGAAGAAATAGAAGAAAAGATAGATGTTTATGCATTGATTCCAGGTAGATACGGTTATTATGGAAAAATGCGTACATATGAAATATACCAAGGAGGGTTAGAAGGTAATACATACGCAGTATCAACAGAAAGCAGGGCAGAAGACGCTGCACTTGAGTACGCTAAAGAATCCATAGACGAAAACGGAATTGGTGGGTTTAATCAAAATTTTTGGATAGACCATTTAGATGAGGAAAGTATTTTAGATTACTTCAGAGATTTTTATGAGGATGATGTCAGAAACAATACTGATGTGTACTTCGACGAAGACGACTTTGAATTAACCTCAGAACAAGAAGAGCGTAAAGAACAACTTGAAAATTATATTGAGGAAATGGAACAACTAAAATCCGATACTGAAGATGAACAACGTGAGTTAGATGATTCAGATAGCGAAGAATACGAAAATTTAGAATTTAACATACAAGAAATTGAATCAAATATTGAGACCGCGCAAGATGAATTAGATAAAATCGAACCTGATACAGAACCAACACAAGAAATGATTGATAGAAAAGTTGATGATTTGTTAGACGATGTTAGATACGATTATGCCGCAAAATTAAATGAGTTCGGAATGGATGCGGAAGAATATCTAGATAAAGATGCTTTGGCTCAAGCGTGGGTCGATTCTGATGGAATAGGAATTATGAATGGATACGACGGTACATATGAAACCACTTATGTTAATGACGAAACATATGTTGTAATGAGAACTAATTAACCTTTAATAAATCCCAATACTTTATTATAATTTATTAAAAGAAAAAATATGTCGGGAAGAAAATTAAAAAAAGGTTTTGAGTTTTTGTTAAACACAGATTGGTTGTTTCAAACCCCAATTGATTTAGAACACAAACAATATGTTCTTTTAAGTTATTTTCAAAAACTTAATGAACGATTTGATAAATTTGAGGTTTACCCCTCATTTATTGAATTGTCTTTGCATTTTGCCAATGTCAGAACGATGATTAGTGAAAATAAAATGCTATCAACCGAAAAGAAATTTGAATACTTTGACGATGAACTTTTGGTTTCCGATTTAAAATACAACCAAGTACCTGAATTAAATATCGATGATAATGGTCAGTACCAAGAAATCTTAAAATATGCAACACCAAAGATTTACGATTACTTTAATATTGCAAAATCAATATGGGGATTGGTAAATGACAGTATATCAGTTCAGTTAAGAAGAAACAAAAACGAGTTATCTAAAAAATCAGGATATTTTTATTACCACAACAAAAAAGAAAAAACTCTATATGTTTGGGAATATAAGTTAAAGAAAACAAAAGGTTCGGTGGATTATAGAAATGTCTCAAACCAAATTTACTCCGGCCCAAGAGAAGGTTTGACTTTAAATGATATTATTAATAATTTTAGCAAGTGGAATAAACCTGACGCTAACACAAAATACCCAATCTTTGAAGTAGTGGGCGGAGATGAATACCCATTAGAACAAACACTCTTACCAATCTTCAAAAGAAGAATATTAAGTTATATAAATCAGTCTTCACCAATAAAATATGATAAAGTATGAAAACAGAAATTACATACGAATTAATTGAAAAACTTGTTAATACAAATCCAAATGATTATACTTTGGGAAAGAAAGTAAGAGAACTAATTAATTCAATAAAATATCCAAATGATAAAAAGATTTCTAACGATAGAGACAATAAAAAATAACCTTACACAAGGAAAATTATTAAAAGACCTATTCAAGGCAGACGCATTAATATTCATTGACAAGTTATCAACTGAAGTATACAAACTTTATCAGAATGGATTGTCCGAAAAACAAATTTTAAAACAAATAAAAGATTGGAATATATGAAAACATTAAGAAACAAAACAAACGGAAAACTCGAACGAGTTAAAGACAAAGAAACCGAACCGAAAGTAAAATACGGGTGGGAATATGTATCAAAATCAGAATGGAAAAATCAATTTAAAACCCCAAAAGTTGAAACAAATGACGACACAGATTCCAAAAAACAAAGAAAGAAAACTTCTTAACAAATTAAGGAGCCCAATTCACATCTCATTTATTGCTGAAAGTATTTTAGATTGCAACGAGTATAACGCAAAAGAAATACTCAAAGATTATATTGAGGAGGGTGTCATTGAAGAAATGAAAGAGAATAAAAATTTTTATAAAATAAAATCAAATGCCTGAATTAACAAAATTTACACCTGTTGAACCACTCAAATCAAACAGATTCATTATCAAATTTAACAAAGAGGTAACTGTACCTGACTATCTTTTTAGAAGTTTTAAAATTTATAATGAAGGGGAGAAGTTAATCTTCAAAACAAAAATGTATCAAACTGTAAATTACTCATTTAATCCTGCGGACCTATTCAAAATTACCTCAGTTACAATTGAATATTTAGACCCAATTGGTGATGTAGTAAATGGATTAAGTTTTGATGTTCAGGGTTCAAACCTATCGTTTAAGAATGATTACTCAGACGATAATTTATCAATGATTGATTTTCAGTTTGTAATTAATCCTGAAACAATGAAGTTAATTTATCAAAATAGTTGAGATATGGATAAAGAAATGGTTAATCACCCTAATCATTATGGTGGTGAGTCAAATCCATATGAAGCAATCAAGGTGATTGATGCTTGGGACTTGGATTTTTGTTTGGGAAACACAGTAAAATACATCTCAAGAGCGGGAAAGAAAAACACCGATAAAGAATTGGAAGATTTAAAAAAGGCGCTTTGGTACTTACAACATAAGATTAATACATTAGAAAAAAGATGATTGAAACAGGAAAAATTATAAATGGGGATTGTGTTGAGGTGATGGAAACATTACCTAAATCATCGATTGACTTAATTGTTACATCTCCACCCTATGGAGTAGGTATCGCTTACGACGTACACGACGATGATGTTTATTTTGAAGAGTATTTAAAGTTCTCGGAGAATTGGTTAACCCAAGCATTTAGAATATTAAAAGATGATGGTAGAATCGCGCTTAATATTCCTTATGAAATCAATCGCCAAGATAAAGGTGGACGGATTTTCTTTGTGTCGGAGATATATCAATTAATGAAAAAAATTGGGTTTAAGTTTTTTGGTATTGTCGATTTAGAAGAAGATTCCCCCCACCGAAGTAAGACGACCGCTTGGGGTTCGTGGATGAGCCCATCTAGTCCTTATATTTATAACCCGAAGGAGTGTGTGATACTTGCTTACAAACACAAACACATTAAGATAGTAAAAGGAGAACCGCAATGGAAGGGAGTTCCAACTAAAATAGAACAAGAGGATGAAACATTCAAAACTAAAGTAGTTTATCAGGACGAAGATAAGAAAGAGTTTATGGAGTTGGTATTCGGACAATGGAAATACCTGAACGATTCAAGACCAATGACGAAGGCGACTTTCAGTCTTGATATTCCAAGTAAGGCTATTAAAATATTAACATATAAAAATGACGTTGTATTGGACCCCTTTGCCGGTAGTGGTACTAGTTTGGTCGCAGCGGAAATTTTGGGGCGACAATGGATTGGTATTGAACTTTCACCCAATTATTGTCAAGTTGCTGAGACAAGAGTAAATTACTTTAAAACTCTTGAAGAGATAAAAGAGTTAAATATTAATTCATAATATTTTACAGTGTATAATTTAATTATGGAATTACCTAATTTAGAAGAAAGAATTAAATATTTTTTTGGGACAAAATTACACAAATTCTATTGTGAAGAACTTAATTGTGAGTATTATATTGATAATACTTTTGAACCAATAATAGAAGTTAATCATTATACAGGTAAAGTCGCATATAAATTGGGTATATATGATACTTTACACAACTATTCTGGTTATGACACGAATCTTATTGAAACTGAAATAAAAAAATATTTGAATGATAATTATGGGATTAAAATAAGAAAACTCGCGATTAATTTTGATTATTCATCACGACAGGTTAAACAAGAATTTTTTAAACATTTGAATCTTATTTAATTCTATTTTATTTTATATCATATTTATCTGATATGAATACAGTTATTTTATCAGAGTCACAAGTAGATAGATTAGTTCAAAAGTTGTTGAATGAATCGGGTATCAGAAATATAAATTCTTTATTAGAAAGATATAAAAAAGCAAAAATATACTTTCATCAAGATTTGGATGGTGTTACCACCGCAATTGCGATGAGAGATTATTTAAAAGACCAAGGGTTTCAGGTGGTTGATTGTGAGATAATCCAATACGGAGAAAAGGAATGGGCAATTAAAAAAGCCGATGCTGATGGTGAAGTAATGCCAGTACTTGTAGATTTTGCACACGGAAAAGTGATGTTTGAAATACATACTGACCACCACGATACTCAATCAGGAGTTGAGGGACACACCTCAACAAATTTCAAACAGGCAAAATCAAATGTCGAAACAATATCTCAAGTAATCTCACCCAAAGAAATCTTTACAAATGACGACATATTCGTTATTTCAATGGTTGATTCGGCAAAATTTGTTGAAAATAAAGTAACGCCTAAAATGGTTATGAATTTTGTTTATAACTTTGATAAAGACAAAACATTAAGAGAAAACAAAATTCTTTTTGGGTTGGTAACCAACAAACTATTGTTGGCGTACAAAAACTATCCTGAGTTTATGGAATACTTGGTTATGAATTCAGAGGCAAGTTTGATTAGTATATATAACAACATCAAAAAGTTGGCAGTCGATAGACATTATGCAGACGTTGACACTATGCAAAAAAACCAAGATGAGTTTATAAAACAAAGGGGTGATGAAAACAAAGGAATTAAAAAGTTTGGTAACATATTAGTACAATATGGTTTAGGTAAAATGAAAAAAGGTTCCTATGACAGATATGTTCCTTTTGAACTATATCCTGATGCAGATTTTTTAGTTACAGGTTTAGGAGCACCTGTCGGTATGGTTCAAGCATCTTGTAATCCATACAAGGAAAATAGAGCACTTAAGGGTATCGATTTAGGTCCTATTAAGGATAAGGTATTGGAAGAATTCAAACCTGAACTTGATAAAGAAATCTTATCATTTAAAATAATCAAAAAAATCGCCGAGAGAGAGGCGAACGAAAATTCTGTAGGTTTCACTCAAAAAGATATGATGGCAATGTATGGTAATACTCCTTCGTATGACCCAAACACAAACTCAATAACTGCTTATGATTTTCTGAAAGCAAATTCAGGAGGACATAAATGTATAACAAACATATCGGGAATAAATTTCGTATATAGTGGTTACGATAAACCATATGTGAAAGATTTACCTAAAGAAACTTTACCTATTGCAAATTACGAAGGGACCAATACTTTTGTTAAGGATTTGAAAAGTAAATTATTAAAGTTCAGAAGTTTGTCTGAAAAACAAGTTCAAGCGGGTATTAATCAGATAAAAAGAGAAGGAGGAATGACCGACTCTATGGAGGAGTTTGAAGTAAAAAAGAGAACATCCTCTGATTTGGTGAAAGATTTACAAAACAAGTTTGTTGAAATTTTACAAAGTAAAATTAACGGGTAACATCCATTTTAATCACGTCACCCTCTTCAATACCTAACCTTTCACAGGTTCCTCCCTCGAGTTCTAAGACCAAGTCTCCGAAACCTTCGTAGTTTTGACAATTTTTTTCGTGACAAGGCTCGCAGTTTGAATGAATTTTTATAATTTCGTTTCCGTCAATAAAGATTATGTCAAGTGGAACAATACAATTTTTCATCCAAAAAGAATGGTCACCTGAACCCATAAGAAATAACATACCGTCAAAACCTTTGTTAAATCTTTTTTTCATCATACCATTTTGAATGGCATCTCTTGTTGCAACAATCTTAACTTTGAACCTCGATTTATTTATTGATATAATCATACAGATAAATATAACACTGAAAACAATATAGTCGTGGTTAAACAATTTTTAATTTTTTTTCACATAGTATTGATTTTTTTAAAAATTGTTATATTTATCTTATCATAATATCAGCCAACAAAACCCCCTATATTTAGTTGGTTTATACGTTAAGCCCCACCTTCAGATTAGTTTTTGATAGGCGGGGTTTTTTATTTCAAATGTTTTTCGTAACTTTGGGGGATGAAACAGACCATAAATATTATTAACAAGAAGGCAAAATTTGATTATCACTTTCTTCGTCAGGAGCAGGCTGGTATCCAATTGGTTGGGTCTGAAGTAAAGGCGGTCAGAGCGGGTCAGGTATCACTCGTTGATAGTTACTGTATGTTTCAAGGAGATGAACTGTTCGTCGTTGGTATGAATATACCGGGTAACAATACCGCATACTCACACGAACCTTTAAGACATCGTAAATTATTACTCAAACGAAAGGAGTTGGATAAGTTAAAGAAAGAACTTATCAAAGGTGTTACAATTATACCAACAAGATTGTATCTAAATGAGAGAGGGTTCTTAAAGATGGAGATTTCTGTTTGTAAGGGTAAGAAAGAGTATGATAAACGCAACACAATCAAGGAGAGAGATATTACCCGACAATTAAATTTGGTGGATTAAATTATTATGGATAAAATATTTGAGATATTCAAGGAGTACAAATACAAACTACTGTTTATTTATTTGTTCATGTTGTTGACTGAACTATCGATACTGCTACAACCTTTATTGTTAGGTAAAAGTATTGATGGATTAATTAATGGTAGTTATTTATGGTTAATCTTGTTGGCCACTTCATATTGTTTGTCAAACTTCTTTAATTACAAAAGAATGGTATATGATACCAAAGTATATACCAAAATTTATAACGATATTGTTTTTAGATTTCTTGGTAAATCAGATTTGGATGATTCCACCAAGATAGCAAGAACTGATATGGCAAATGACATAGTTCATGTCTTGGAAGGGTATGTTCATTACTATATAGCAACTATTGTAACAGTTATAGGTTCAATTAGTTTTATCTATTCGGAAAATTATAAAGTTGGTATCTTGGTCAGCATCGCTTTCATATTTATCCTGTTCAGTGTTACTCTATTGTTTAAAAAAATTAGACAATCAATCATTCTAAGAAACAACAACGAAGAAAACAAAGTCAAATCATTACAACAAGGTTATGAACAATCTGTTTCTTTTTTCAATAGACGAAGAAAATTGAGTATCTTTGAATCTACCCTACAAGGGAAGAATTGGTTTCTTGCGAACTTTATTAAACACTTTTTCTTGATAATTGCAATCACCCTTTTGGTCACAACTTCAAAAGTAATAACGATAGGTAGTGTGATTACAGTTTATTCTTATGTTAATAATTTCTTGATGGCACTTATGTCCGTACCAATCGCTGTTGAAATGTATTCTAGACTCAGTGATATTCTAAGAAGAATTAATTAAAAGGATTTGGCAGATTGAAACCGTTTACATATCTTTGTAAAACTAAAAACATAAACTATGAGACAACTAATAGGAAAATTTGAAGTGGTGGACGGTTTCGGTAACCAAAAGACACTAAAAGTATTTACAAACCGCCAAGTCGGAACCGTTGACTTCGACCTAACATCCAATCGAACAAGTTGTGGATTTGCAATCAGTAACCTGCAATGTGGGTGGAGAGGACCACACTTACCGGATAACACGTACGAGTATCCCACTAACAAAGCACTAATGGAAGCGGTCAAAGAAGCCGTCAATGGTGGGGTTTGCAAGGTAACAGAAGAGAAATTATTTATTGTATAATTTTTAAAGACGGTAAACTCTCAAAATAATGAAAACATTCTCAATCAAAATACAACACGAAACATTCGGAACACT